AACGGTGATATTCACACAGCAAATCAAAAAGCTGCTGGTCTTACAACAAGAGATCAAGCTAAGACTTTCTTCTACGCCTTAATGTATGGTGCTGGAGCAGAAAAACTAGGTACTATCACAAATCAAAACGGCGCAAAACTTAAGCAGCGATATTTCAAAAACATGCCAGCTCTTGGTGAGCTAACTAAACGAGTCACACAAAAAGCAGAAAAGGAAGGATTTGTAAAAGCTTTAGATGGTAGAAAGATACAGATACGTTCTTCGCATAGTTCTTTGAATTTTCTTCTGCAATCAGCAGGAGCACTAATTTCAAAGGTTTGGTACATCAAGTGCTATGAGTTGTTAACAAACGCTGGTTTGGTTTACGACAAAGATTGGTACTTTTTAGCTCACGTCCACGATGAAATTCAATTTTCAGTCCTTGATGAACATGCAGAACGAGTCGGATCATTGGCAGTTGAAGCTGCTGCCTTGGCAGGAGAGGCTCTTGGATTACGAATTAAAGTCGATGCCGAATACAAAATCGGAAACAACTGGGCTGAATGCCACTAAGGTTTGTACGGTTTGTGAGCAAGAAAAACCAGTTACAGCGTTTTCTAAAGACAAACAAAAACCAGATGGTTATTATCCGCACTGCAAGGTGTGTAACAACCTGAACACTAAAAACCGTAGGAGACTACGTGAACAAAACCCGCTTCCAGAAGACAGTCGCTGTGAATGTTGCAGAAAGGTAAAGAAGCTAGTTTTGGATCATTGCCATAAAACGCAATCGTTTCGAGGCTGGCTTTGTAACGACTGCAACACAGCTTTAGGTAAGCTTGGGGACAATACAACAGGCGTCCTAAAGGCACTGGACTATTTGGAAAGGAAAAATATGCTATGGGAACACCAACAAGGAGGTGACGATGACTTGGCTGCTGCTTGATGCCGACATGCTTCTGTATCAAACAGTTGCTAGCTGCGAAACTGAGATCGAATGGATGCCTGACATCATCACGACTCACCTACCAGTCAAACAGGCTCAATCCATGTTCAAAACTCTTGTCTCTCAAAAAGAGAAGCAAGCTAAAGCAACACGTACAACTCTTTGTTGGACCTCTGAAATCAACTTTAGAAAGAACGTTGATTCGACTTACAAAGGAAACCGCGTCAACAACCACCGCCGTAAACCTGTTGGTTATGCGGCAACCAAAATGTGGGCAGAAGAAGTGTTTCCTTCAGAAAGCTGGTACAGCCTAGAGGGTGATGACGTTCTTGGTATTCTCGCCACTCGCAATGAAGACAAAACTGTGATTTGGTCTGGAGACAAAGATCTACAACAAATCCCAGGTCGTCATCTTGATAACGATGGCAACATTTACAACATTTCTCAACTTCAAGCCGATGTCTATTTTTATCGTCAGATTCTTACCGGTGATACCACTGACGGCTATCCTGGTTGCCCTGGGGTTGGCCCAAAAACAGCCGAAAAGCTTATTTCAGAAAGCGACTTTTCAGAAGCCTCCGCATGGAGAACTGTAGTTGAACAGTACAAAAAGAAAGGGTTAGGAGCAGATTACGCTTTAACTCAAGCTCGTTTAGCTCGCATTCTTCGCAACACTGAGTACACCTTTAATGAACTTCAACTATGGACACCACTTCAGATCCAATCAGACCAAACCACTACGCCTATGACGAAGGAGTCATAGAGTGTATCGATTACATTGAGAGCCACGCGTTTGATTTTCTTGAGGGTAACGTTATCAAATACGTAACTCGGTATCAACACAAAAACGGAACCGAAGATCTCAGAAAAGCAAAGTGGTATCTTGAACGACTAATTAAACGCAACGAAGATTTTGACAACAGAAAAATCTATAAAGCAATTCTTGAAACAAATGAACTTGAACTCTAACGCTGGGATTGTCAAACACTGGATGGAGAAAGCTGAACAGCTTGTTGATCCTGACAGTGAAAACCAACTAAGGTATGTCGAAGAAGAATTTTACGAGCTTCTTCACGCCTGGAAGAACGAAACAAGACCAGAGGTTATTAAAGAAGCTTGCGATCTTCTTTGGGTTACCTATGGCTTGTTGCACACTCTTAATGTCGATCCTGATCAAGCCTTTGACAGGATTGCCGCGTCCAACTACTCCAAATTTCCTTTTACAAAGGTTGAAGGAAAGGTCCAAAAAGGACCAGACTATGAAGCTCCCAACCTGACAGATCTTTGACTCCAATGAACCCTGCTATTGCAATGACGGGCCGCGTTGAAAGCTGGCTCAACAATCCAACTCGCCGCTATCCAATTAGCTGCACAGTATTTGTGGTGGAAGACACCATGGATGAAAACAGCGATGGCTTGGAAGGCTCCTGGCAGTTTGCTAGTAAAGCTTTGCGATATGGTGCAGGCGTTGCTGTTCACCTCTCTAAACTTCGTGCCAAAGGAACCACTAACAGCCACGGAATGGTCGCATCAGGCCCCTGTGGTTTTATGGAGATTTACAGCAAGTTCAACGAAATTCTTCGTCGCGGTGGTACCTACCGTAATGGTGCGATTGTGTGTCATCTTGACGCAGACCATAGTGACATTTTGGAGTTTGTTAATTACGATCGCGCTCGTATTCCTTGGGTCAAGCGTTGTGTCAACGTTGATCCAGACATCATCAACGAGCCCGACAAACTAGCAGCAATCATGAACGCTGCTCGTCGTGGTGATGTGTGGATTGTTAAAAAGCAGTACGACTCAAACGGTGAGCGAATTTACTCCAACGTTTGTCAAGAGATTTTGCTTAAAAGTCGTGATACCTGTTTGCTTACTCACGTCAATCTTGGTATCACTAAAATTGAAGACATCGAGCAAGCGTTTGTTGATGGCATGAAGTTCCTTTGTGAACTTTATGAAAAGACTGGTGTTGATGATTCTGGAATCTATACCCGCAAAGATAATCAAGTTGGGTTGGGTGTTCTTGGTCTTGCAAATCTTCTAGCTATTGAAGGTGTGAGCTACAAAGAGTTTGTTAAAGCTCTTCGTTTGGCAAACAACCGAATGAACTTTTGGATGCTTGACACTAAAGCACATCAAATTGCTGAAGCGCTCTACAAGGGCTTCCAAGCGGCCTCTAAGGTGGCTGATGACTACAACATGTCCAGAGCTTTTACTGTGGCTCCTACAGCGTCTTGTGCGTACCGCTACGAGGATCGTGAAGGGTTTACTACAACCCCCGAAATTTCACCTCCGATTAGCCGAGAGGTAGATCGTGATAGTGCAACTTTGGGCGTTCAAAGTTATACATTTAATCCAAAATGTGAAACTGCTGAAGAAGTTGGTTGGGATACTTTCTTTGAACTTAACTGTGAGTGGCAGCGTTTGATGGATAGCACCAAAAAAGCTCACGCAATTTCTATGAATTGGTGGTCAGATATGACAACAATGGACCGTCAATTTATGTCACGATGGATAAACTCCCCCTTGAAGAGTTTGTATTATTCACTTCAAGTGATGTCTGATACTCAAGACAAATCTGACGCTTACGCTGCATTAAAAGATGTAGATGTTGATGATTACTTGAGCCATCTGATTGAAGGGGCAAATGTTGAACCTCAGTGTGACTGCGCGGAATGATGAATCCTTATCAGAAACTACTTGCTCGAAAGCGTACTTGGACTCCAGTACAGCAAACCAAAGGTAAATTAAAAGAGGGCGCGGAGGAAACAATCTACCGCGCTCTTGCGCTTCGTCAGCTTGAACTCCCTGTTGGTGATTTTATTCACGAGGCTCTTCAAAAAGAGATCCCACAAGCAGCACGAGAGCTTCTCATTTCAAACATTAAAGATGAGGAAAAACATGACACAGCACTCGGATATGCAGCAGCAGCTTTGGGTACAAACCCACAAGCTGAAGAGGAAGCACGACGCCTTAAAGAAGCTTGGATCGCTCATCCAGACCACACCGTACTCAAAGCAATGGTGGCTGAGAGAGCTGTATTCTTCGTTCTCCTCCCGTTCTTTCGCTTCTGTGGAGACAGCGGACTGAGAACCGTTTCAGCAGATATTAGTCGTGATGAACAAGTTCACGTTGCTACCAATAGCCTTGTTTGTCGGGAGCTGGGGCTTACTGTCAGTCCTTCTCTTGATAAACTCCGCAAGGCAACAATTAATTGGGTGATGCAACCTCTTAAAAAATCAGAAGATAAACATCTTGATCGTCAATTTTGGATCGATCAAAGTGACAGCTTGATGTACGCAGGAAAAGCCGAGGGTCTTATTGAAACTCGTCGTTCTCGTATGCCTGCGTTTTTTGAGATGAGCAACTCTGATCTTCCAAGCTACGCTTAATAAAGCAACAGTCTGTCCCTATGGCCTTTCCTACTAGAGAATCTTTAATCGATCAATACGCTCGTAATGTTTTTCTTCCTGAAATTATGCGGGAAGCTGAACGTGAGTTGGGTGACGATGGAAAGCGAGCTTACAGTCAGCAAAGGTCTAGGGACTTTGCAATTAACAATTTTAAAAACCTTGTCCTTCGTGGAGAAACAAAAGGAAAAGGTTATCAATCTGGTGGTTCTCTTTTTAAATACGCACAAAATTTTGAAAACTATTATGGCGGATTGATTCAAACTGAACTGACTCGTCAAGAAAATCTTTATGCTGCAGAAGTTGCTGAACAACGGCGACTTACTCAAGCTGCTATTGCTCAATCTTCTAAAGAAATTGCAGCTGCTCAAAAAGGTCTTGCTTCTTCTCAAGCTTCTGCACGTCAACAAATTGCAGCTACAGAAGCTGAAAGAACTAGAAGTCTTGCAGAAATTGAAAAATCACGAGCAGAAGCAGAAGCAAAAATTCAACAAGCTACTGAAGCTGCTGAAGCTATGTCTAAACGCTACGCAGCCGCTGCTTCTGCACAAACCCAAGCCGCTAAGTCTGGACAAGTCCGAACCAAAGTCGGTTCTCCAGAACAGCTTCGCACTCAACCAGCAGCAGCTAAAACACCTGTTGGACAGCCACGCGTAGCTCGTACTCGTCTTACTGTAGGAAGCGGCGTTGGTGGCTATGGTGGTACCAGTGCTGGTCAACTTACTCCTACTGGTTTAAATATATGAACGTTTATATTGATCCTGATATTATTAAATATCTAGATGAAATGTATCCAGATAAAGCTCCTGATCTTAGTATGGATCAGAAGGCTGTTTGGTTTTATGCTGGGCAGATTTCAGTAATTAGACATCTTAAAGAGCAATTAAAGCTTCAAGAGGAGAGTAAGTATGAGTTGGCTTAACGCTCTAGTCTCTCTCGCAACAGCAGGTTTAGGTGCTTACTCTGCTTACAAAACGAGAGAGCAAAAAGCTTCACAATTTAAACAATCAGCAAAGCTTTCTAGAGCTTCTACTGACGCTGCTATTAAACAAGCAACAGCTACACGTCAAGCTGCTATTAAGCAACAAGAGCAAATGCGTGCTCAGCTTGCACAGCAATCAGCAGCATCTCAAAAAGAACTTGAAGCTCTTAGGGGACGCACCCTTGCTATTCAAACGCAAGCGCAACAAGCTCAAGAGCAATCGAAAGCACAGCTAGCTCAAGCTCGTAAAACTTCTGCTGCTCAAATTGCACAAGCACAGCAAGCTTCTGAAGCACAGATTGCACAAGCTGAAAAATCTTCGCGTCGGCAAATCGCACAAGCGCAAGCTTCGTCTAAACTTGCTATTCAACAGCGTCAGCTTCAAGCTGCTATGGCTCGCTCACAAGAGGCACGACCTCCTGTTTCTTCACGGGTTCGCAAGCGGACCGGAACTCCTGCAAGCATGAGAACTGGTGTTGACATTGGTTCAGCTCTTGCAATTGGAAGCGGAGGAGGAACTGGCGCTACTACTGGAACCCGTATTGGTGGATTGAATGTCTAAAGCTGCAGCTCGTTATTCGGCACTAGAGCCGGAAAAAAGCATCTACCTTGATCGCGCTATTGAGTGTAGTAAATACACCCTGCCGACTCTTATTACCGATAACGATCGCAGCACGGGTAAAAACTATTACACCAAGATCCAAACTACGTACCAAGGTCTTGGTGCTCGTGGTGTAAATAATTTGGCAAGCAAACTTTTGATTGCTTTGCTCCCTCCTAATCAATCCTTCTTTCGTCTCTCTGTAGACGATATGAAGCTCAAGCAAGAACTAGAAAACTATAAAGAACTTCAGTCGCAGTTTGATCAACAACTAGCGCTGATGGAACGTTCCGTCATGCGTGACATTGAAGAGTCTGGTGATCGCACTGCACTGTTTGAAGCACTTAAGCATCTAATCATTGGTGGCAACGCTCTGCTTTACATTGCAGAAAACGGTACTAGGGTTTACCCACTTAAGTCTTTTGTAGTTAACCGTGACCCAGAAGGTAACGTTCTTGAAGCTGTAGTTCGTGAAGAGGTTAGTCCTGATCTTCTTCCTGATGGAACTGCACCTAAAAATGTTGACGGTAAACTTGTTGATAAAACTGTTTTCCTTTATACCTATATCACTTGGGATTACGAAAAAGATAAGTGTATTTGGTATCAAGAAGCTTACGGAAAACAAGTAGGTAAAAACGGTTCTTCTCCTATTGAGAAAAGCCCTTGGATTCCTCTACGTATGTTCCGAGTAGCTCACGAAAGCTACGGACGTGGTTATGTAGAAGAACTTCTTGGTGATCTTAAAAGCCTTGAGTATCTTTCAAAAGCAATTGTTGAAGGATCTGCAGCAGCAGCAAAGATCATTTTCCTTTGCAATCCAAACGGTACTACTCGACCTGATGCACTAGCTCGAGCTGCAAACGGTTCGATCGTGGCAGGAAACCCTAATGATGTGGCTCCTCTGCAGATGCAGAAACAAGCCGATCTGACTGTTGCTCTAAATACTATTGCTCGTATTGAACAACGACTGAGTTTTGCGTTTCTTCTTAACAGCGCTATTCAAGCTGGTGCTGCTGGTCGTGACCGCGTCACAGCGGAAGAGATCAAAATGGTTGCAAACGAACTGGAAAGCGGACTCGGTGGGGTCTACTCCGTGCTGTCTGTTGAGTTGCAGCTTCCTCTAGTCAAACGCAAGATGGCTCTCATGGAGCGTCAAAAGCGTCTACCTAAACTTCCTAAAGATATTGTCCGACCTCAGATCACTACAGGTCTAGACGCACTTGGACGTGGAAACGATAAAGCCAAACTGATTGAGTTTCTTCAGACTATTGCTGGAACTCTTGGTCCAGAAACAATGGCTCGGTTTGTCGATAATCGTGAGTTGATCACACGCCTTGCTGCTGCTGATGGTCTTGATACCTACAAACTTATTAAATCTGAAGAGCAATTGATGGCAGAAGATCAACAACAAGCTATGATGATGCAGCAACAAATGGCACAGCAAGATCCACAAAACGATCCTGCAAAACAAGCCGCACTTGTCAAAGCTGAAAATGACTCAATCAGGACCGACCAAGAAACCGCAAGCCGAGGTTAAAAAGCAAGAACCTAAATCGGAAATGCAGATTCTTCTCGAGCGTCTTCGGGAAGAAAAGCCTGCTGTTTACGATCAATATGTAGCAGCAGTACGTCAAAAGCGACCAGTTTGGGTTTATCCTGATCTGACTGTTCGTATTGGCTGATCATGGAAGTTATTGCTGAAGGCGTGTTGTCTCAAGAGACTGGTCCTTACAACGAACAAGATCTTCAAACTCTTGAGCAAAGCGAACAACAAGAACAACAAGAAGAACTGATCGGAGGCAAGTTTAAATCTGCTGAAGATCTACTTCAGGCTTACCAACAGCTTGAGAAAAGGCTTGGTGGGCAACCTCAAGATTCTCAAGAAGATCAAACCGATACACCTGAAGATCAGGAACAAACAGAAGAAACTCCTGTTCTTTCTGAAGAACAAGAAACAACCATTGTTGAAAGTATTGGCGGTTCTGAACAGTTCGTTGCTGTTCAAGACTGGGCTAAAGAAAATCTTGATCCTGAAGAACTGAAAGCTTATAACCGCGAAGTAAATAGCGGTGATTACTACAGGGCTCGTAACGCTTTGCAGTCTTTGCATTATGCGTATCAAGACAACACTGGTTCTGAACCTGAATTGCTTGGTGGAAAACTTTCTGCTAACAGCAACGATGTGTTCCGTTCAACTGCAGAAGTTATGGAAGCAATGAACGATCCTCGTTATTTGAAAGATTCTGCATATACAAATGATGTGCAGGAAAAACTAGTACGTAGCGACGTTCTTGGTCCT